CATTGTTACGGCTAACTACTATGTGGGAGAGCTGAATCTAAACCTTGTAAACTTCCCATTGTTGTATGGTATTTCGCGAGAGGAGGTCATAGACAAAACAATAGACAGGCTTGTGGTGTTAAAGAAAGAAATAGCTATGCTGACGGCGGTTTGTAAAACAAAAAAGAAAACAATACAGCAAGAGGAAAGGTTAAAAGAGCGAGTCTTGCAACGTAATATAAAAAAACAACTAAGAAAAAATGAAAACAACACAGGCATTTCTAAACAGCTTTAACAGCCCTATCACGCCTCTTGTAGTAGACGGTGTAATGGGAGCTAAGTCCAATGAGCAGCTCGGCATAGCTTTAAACAAGCTTTCTATTGAGTTTAGCAAAAGGGGCTGGGTATGGGACAAGGCGTTCAACTTTATTGGAATAAGAACAGACAACATATTTGACGACACTTTTGCGGATTGGTTTGTGCTTACTATTGGCACAACGCTTGTGGCTGTTCCTGCCTCTACTGTGGCAGGCGTTACCTCTATATGGAAGTATATGAGCTTGTGGGTCAATGGCAGGCAGGGCGTAGGCACAATAGCAGAGAACATACAAATTGACTACCTGCTTGTAGAGCCAAGAGGGGACGTTTGGACGGGTTGGACGGGCAATCAAGGCTTTCTTTACCAAGACAAGGCGATAGCAAAAGTGTATAGAGGGGCAATTAAAGACGGGAACAAGTGGTACACTGACAGGACTAACCCTGAAACGAACAATGTTGGCTCTGGCTTCAATGTTCACACGTGGGCAGGCTTTAGCCTATGGCAAGTAAGAAACCTAAGCGAGGGCTGCCAAGTAACAAGGGCTGAGTTTTGGGAGATTATCTTCCCTTTGTTTGTGAAATACGCAAGGGTCGTATCTGGTAGTAAGAGAATCACGTATAGCCTAATCCAGTTGTGAGAGTATAGACAAGGCAGTTATCAAAGACGTATCAGAAAAAAAAATAAAATTTTATGATTGACATATCCAACATCGTTGAGGGCTGGTACAACACAATAAACAAAGCTGGACTTTCTTTAGACAAACAAAGGATAGCAGAGGACAGAATAAAAACTTGTGAAGAGTGCGAGTACATGAGGATAGGGGTGTTTTACACTGACTGTGCCTTGTGTGGTTGCAAGCTACCTCAAAAGACGTATAGCTACAAGAAATCAAACGTATGCCCAGAAAACAAATGGAAAGAGTAAGATAAAATATGATAGATTACATAAATGAAAAAGTGCAGATAGTACCGCAAGGAAAGCATTTCTTTAAGGACGTTCCTAAGAAAGAGCTACCAGACTTGTTGTACTATTTGTACCATTATTATAGCCCCAACAGCATATATGTTGGAATGATGCCCAGCGAGAGGAAAGAAGAAATATTAAAAACAACCTCGCTTGACCTTGAAAAGCACAAGGCGTTTGTTAAGAGCTACGAAGAAGTTACTATGTCCCCGACAGAGAAGCTGGCTATGGCTATAAACGAAAGAATAGAAAAGATAATGCTTGAAGTCAGAACCTCAGAAGTGGATATCAAGGACTTAGAAAAAGAGGGCAAGAATCTAAAAGCCTTAACGGAGATATTTAAACTACAAGACCTACTATCAGACAGACTGTCAAAAGAAAACAGGCAAGTAGAAGGAAAAGGGGCAAAAGCAATAGGCTACTTTGAGAATATAATACTATAATATGTGGAGGAATACAAAAGCATTTAGCCCTGTCGCGACAGGCAAAGAGAAATGTGATGCTCACGGCTTGTCGCAGGAAATGAGAGAGTGGGTGTTTATACAAGTGGAAAGATTTAAAAACGGCTTCATTGTAGACGGGCAACGCATAACAGGAGCGCACTACTTCTTTTTAAACTTCTTCATGTTGATAGACAAGAAGACAAGCAAGTACAGATACCCCACCTTTCTGGACTTTCAAGCCGACTTCTTTTTAGAAATAGAAAGAGCGAGAACAGAGCATAAGGGGATAGTTTGTGTTAAAAGAAGACAGATAGGTTTTTCAGAGCTTATGGCGGCGATAGCTGTATTAGAGCTGTGGTTCAAAGAGAGTCCGCAGATAGTTTTGGCAACAGACGGGGCAGAACAGTTAAAACCCTTGTGGGAAAAGATAGAGCAAGGGATAAACACTTTAAACAAAGGCATATTTGCAAAGAATCTAAGGGTAAACACTAAAGAGAGGAAGCAAATGGGCTATCAAAAGAAAGGAAGCTCGGTTTGGTTAGGCAACAGTGGGGAGATAAACAGAGTAAACTATACAAAAGGAAACATAGGGGACGGGGTAGGCAAGTCGCCAAGCCTGTTGATATGTGATGAAGCAGGAAAGGCAGAGGGGCTGGTAGACTTTTACTCTATTATGCGACCTGCTATTACAGATAACCTGTCTAACACGATGACAGGGCTGCCTATTATACTTGGAGCTACTGTAGACATGACTAAATCGGCAGACCTTAGAGAAATGTTTTACAACCCAGAGGCATACAATATGCTTTCTTACGAGTTTGACGGGCTTACTAAGCCGATAGGCTACTTTGTAGAGGGCTGGAAGATGAGAGTCATAGACGCAGAAGGAAACAGCCTTAAAGAACCTGCTTTAAAGCTTATACATGCAGAAAGAGAAAAGATACAAAACGGGACTAAGGACGAAAGGGCATTAGTCAAAGAAATATCACAGTACCCCTTGTCTCCTGCGGAAGCATTCTTAGACAATGGGGTAAATATATTTAACGGCTACAAGCTGAAAGTCCAAATAGACGCTTTGATGATGTCGGAAATCACCTTGCGGACAGGGGACATTGAGTTTATGGACAACACGTGGCAGTTTATACAAAACAAAAACGGCAGATTCACCATTTACGAAGACCCAGAGTACATCTTAGACGAAAAGGGGAACATGGCAATTCCTGAAGGAATGTATATAGGAGGGGCAGACCCTATCCACCAAGAGTTAGGAACATCACAAGGGGCTATCTACATTCACAAGCTATACAACGACAAGGCTAAGACTACTTGCGACTTGCCTGTAGCAGAATATTTGTTTAGACCTACTAACCCAGCTGTTTTTGCTGACGACTGTTTAAAACTGTCGTACTACTACAATGCGACAATGATGGTTGAGCCAACCACCTATATTGTAAAAGACTACTTCAACAGCAAGAATCAAATGGGACGATTAGCGAATGTCCCTCGTGTGGTAACAACGGATATAAGCAAGGGCAGCCAGACAAAATACGGTTGTCCTGTTAATGCCTCTACCAAGCCCTACGTTATAGGCTTAGTGGCAAAGTACATAGACGAGAACGTAGAAAAGATAGTGTTCCCACGACTCTTAGATGAGATGATACGCTATACTTCTGACGGCAACTTTGACTTAATAATGGCTTTTGCGCAAGCACTGGCATATAGAGCAGACTTGTGGGACTGGAAGCCTAAAACACAACGGGAACAAATAACTGAGTTTAACCGTTTCATACGGACAAGGGACGGCAGGATAATACGAGAAGCCGTTTCAAAAGCAGTGTCCCCAACAAGCGAGTTATATGGATAGCAAAATATACACCAGCCAAAGCCCTGACTACAACAGAACAAGAACGGCTAACGGAAAAGACTTTATAGAAAGGTTTAGTCCTTTTTCAGAAAACAAAAACAAAGAATGGTACATGTATTGGGCTAACATGTATATAAGTGCCTTTAGCTCTACTCAGTCCCGTTATGAAGACGAGGCATATAAAAAATACAGGGGCATTAGACAGGCATCTGACTTTGAATACATAACCAAGTCTTTTGGGGCAGCTATGCCCGTACCAGACATACCCCACGTCCCCTTAATTAGCCGATTCATAAATCACTTGCGGTCTACAAACGACCTCCGTCCTCTTGTGTTTAATATAAAGTACAATGACGTAGATGCAGTACAGGCGAAAGACAAAGAGATGACAGAAAGAGTGGCAAAGCAGCTAATGGGGGAAATAATGCAGTCTGTGGACAAGCAGATGCAGGAAGGGGGAGAAATAAAACAAGAAGAAAACAACCAAGCACTACAAGAAAAAACAAAAGAGATATTAAAACAGATACCTGATTTCAGAACAGTGCAGGAAAAAGCAGCCCAAAAAACAATGGATTTGGCAATTGAGCGGCTCAATCTTAGGGACAAGTGGTCTACCGCCTTCTTAGACAAGCTGGTAACAGGAAAGCAGTATTACAGATGCAAGCTAAACAGAAAAGGGGAACTACCCCAATTTGACATTATAAACACAGGCGACATTGCCTTTAGTGCAGATAATGTAGATAGTCTAAACGAATCAACGTTTGTAGTCCACAGGCACTGGCTTGGAGTGCAGGAGGTGTATGCTAAATACGGTCATTTGCTAAACGCAGAAGAGAAATCCAGACTAAACAGATATGCCTACACTTATACCTCCGACAGCAGAGATAAAAGGCAACAGCCCTCAGAGTTCAGCGAAATAAACTCTAATGACTTTGGCTATACAGGTTCACAGTCTTCAAACGGGGGAATAGAAATACACGAAGTGGAGTGGAAGGCAGTGAAAAAGATAGCTGTAACAGAGCTAAACGGAAAATACGAAATACTAAGAGAGGACAGCATATTGACAGACAAAGAGGAAGTCAAATACAAGTACTTTCAAGAACTGCACACTTGCGTTCGTCTTGACGGAAACATATACCTCAAGTACGGGACAGTGGAATATGCCAGAAGAGACCCTAACAACATATCAAAGTGTCTTCTTTCTTTTAACGGGCGACTGTATAATAATAGAAACAACCCCCCTCTTTCTATGGTAAGAGAGTTAGGCGACTTACAAGACAGATATGACATCTTGTGGTACAAGCTGTTAGAGATGATTTTGCTAAGTGGCAACAAGGGGATAACTATGATTAAAGAGCTTATACCAAATGGGGACTTGGACGACTGGATGTATTGGAGGAAGTTAGGTGTAATGCAACTAAGCATTGCAGGAGAAGGAGTCCACAAAGAACTGATAAACCAAATAGGGCAAGTGATACAGCCTTATGACGACAGCCTTTCTCAAAACGGAATACAATCAATCATTGCCCTTTTAAACCAAATAGAGAAGACGGTAGGGGATATATGCGGTGTCCCTCCACAGGCATTAGGGCAGACCCAGCAATATGAAACAAAGGCAAATGTAGAAACCTCTATCACACAAGGCACAATAACAACAGAGGTTATCCACAGAGACCACAGCAACTTTGTAAGGGACAGCCTAAACGATATCCTGTATTGGTCTAAAATAGGACTCAGCGAAGGAACACTAAAAGACTATGTTCTATCTCCTGCCGAGCAGGCTCTCACAAAAGACTTGTCGTGGAACTATATAGACTACAATGTCTTTGTAACAGACAGCTTCAGAGAAGAAAAGAACCTAATGACAGCGAAGAAACTGGTACAAGAACTTGCTATGGCGCAGGCTATTAGTTTTGGCGATGTAATCAAGTCGCTCAACTCAAACTCAATGAACGAGATAAACAACATTGTCAATTCTGCCGTTAAAGAAATGAGAGAGGCACAGCAGAAAAACGCACAAGGGGAGCAACAAGCCAAACAACAAGAGCTACAAGCTAAGATGCAGTTAGAGCAAGCTAAGATGCAGCAAGACGCTCAATTAGAGCAGGCTAAGATGCAACAAGAAAAAGAGAAACACGTAACAGACAACAGCGTGAAGAAAGAAGAAACAAGCATCAAAGAAAGACTCGCAGTAGTTGAAGAGCGATATGCCGAAATAGCACAAAAGCAATTAGACGCAGACATAAGCACATCTAACGCAAAAATATCCGCCAGAAAAGGAAAAAACGAATAATATGGACAACGATACAAGATTACTTTTACGAGCAATAATAGATTTATTGTCAGTTGTTTCTCCTATAACAGGAACAGTGTCAATAAACAACTCTGCTTTAGTTTCAACCCCTACCTCAAGTTTGGTTGCTACAGGGGGAACTGTTTCAGCTGGGAGCAACGCTGTTAATTTCACAACAAGCTTTGATTTCGTAGGAAGCATACTCGGTACTGTAAGACAGTCAAGCACCTCTTATTCTTTCTCCGCTCCTCTTAACGGGACACTGAGCAGCATTGCATACACTGTTACAACAGGAAACATAATTATTGACAAACTATAATTCCTTTTTAAAAAATGAATACGTGGATATCTTTCCTAAATAAGCAAACTGCGTTAATAATAACGCTCATAATAGTAACCAGTGCTATCTTGATTATGATAATAGTCTATGAGATAGACAGGGTGTTAGCTGTTAAAATGTCTCCTATGCTCCTGCCCTCTTGTATTGGCGTTGCCAATCTCTATACCTCGCAGCACATTATAAAAATAAGCAGTCGCAAGGACGCTATTGACCAGGAGTCTAAAACAAATCTCGCTGTTGAAATAGCAGAGATAAAAAGCAAAGAGAAGGAAATACAAAAAGAACTCTTAGAAATCTACAAACGCATTATAGTAATAGAAAACAAACTTTCGTAAATATGACAAGCAATAAACTTTTTCCAAGTGTAAATTTCAGACACGCCTTTACCGTCTTACTGCTTTTTTGCTTTATGACCTTGTGCCTTATACGAGTCAAATACGACAAAGCGGTTTTGGATATGCACATAGGGGTAATTGGCACATTGCTCACTTTGTCAGGTAGAAGATACTTTGACGCTAAACAAATAGACAATGAAGAACCAATTGAAAATAAGGGAGGACAACCAGATGAAAAAGCTATTCCTGCTGTTAGGGCTTGTACTTGTGCTGTCCCTACTTGCGTTTGCGACACAAAGTTGTAAAAGCCCTAAGCTCATAACAAGGACATCTGAAACGATTATTAAAACAGACACTGTTAAAACAGAAGTCGTTAGGATAGACACTGTTAAAAGAAACGACACTGTTTTTATAAAAGAAACAATAGAAAAAATAAAAACAATAGAAAACACAAAAACAGTGTTTGTAAAAGAGGAGTGTAAAACAAAATATGAAATAAAGTACGAGTACAAAGTCATAAAAGACACTACGCGAATAAAAGCAAAAGAAAAAGCAAATATAGAAAGAACAAACGCAAAAGAAAAAACAAAGACAACAAGGATAAACAAAAGAAACAACTGGTGGCTATGGCTACTTGTAGGAGTCGTAATAGGGTTTGTCTTAGGTAAAACAACTAAAACAAGATAAAATGAAAGAAGAAACATCTATAGTACAAGAGGAAGACAACGAATACTTTCCAACATTAGAAGACTTGTCAAAAGAAGAAACAGAACCCTCCACCCCTTTTAGCTTTGAGGAAGAAGAAACAACCCCCTCAGCTAAAACGGAGGCACAGCCAACCTCAAAACAAACACTTGCCCCCACTGACTTTGCCAAACACTTAGAACAAACGTTCGGCTGGGAGAACGTGCCAAAAGACATAGACCCCGTAAAAGCAATAGGGGCAATGTCAGATATGTACGAGGAAGAGCTAAACACCCTGAGAAACCAGCTGAAAGAGGCAACTAACAATGCCCCCTCAGACGAACTGGTACAATACAATAAGGCGTTTGAAACCTTTAAGGCATTAGACAAAAAGCAAGCTGTGATAAACCACTTAATGTCTGCTGATGAACTAACACAAGAAGAAGCAGAAGAAGAAGCAGCTGAGTTAGAACTTGAAGGCAAGCTGGAAAGAACATATACCAAGCTATACCGTACTACCGAAAAAGAGTACAAGAAGGAAGTAGAAGCAATAGACCAAACAATAGCCCGTAACCACCAACTGCGAGAGCAACAAGAAGAATTAGCGTACAAAGAAGAAATAGCCAACTTTAGCAATATTCTTATAGACTTTAAGTCAGAGTACCTCGCAGTAACAGATAAAGACAAATCGTTTTTAAAAGATGCCTTTTTAGAACAAGACAACGAAGGCTACTCCTTAGTAGACAAAATGCTTGATGACAAAAAGACCCTTATTGAAATGGTGATTGCCTATTACAAAATGCAGGACATAGCAGGTATGCCTGCAAGAAACAAGAAGCAAGTAGCAAGTGAAATGGTAAACAGCATGTCAAACGAACCTCTGTTTAATCAAAAGTCGTTTACAAGCACAGACGTGCTAAAAGACTACTGGCGAAAAGAAGAAGAAGAAGAATACTAAACTAAACAAAATATAACAAACACAAAACAAACACGTAATAACAGCTATGAAATTAGTAAACACAAAAAGCTCAATGTTTAGAGGACACGATGTAACAACTACTGTTCCATCTTTGTCTCAGATTTATGGACCAGAAGCCAAAGGCTCTCCAGGTAAGATAATTAGGTTATTTGACAAGCCTCTCCTTCAGATATTTGCAGACGCATACTCCTCCGTGCTTGGTGTTAAAAGCGGCACGGCAAAAGGCATAGCGTCAATGAAGTACGTCTACACTGTCAAAGGGACTCCCTCATTTATATCAAGAATAGCCCAAAACGTTCCGTCAAACACCAGTCTTGGTAGAAACTTCCAGCCTTTCACTGTTTGCTTAAACGAGAACAGCTTCTTCAATAATGATATTATGTACTTGCAAAACAGACAACAATTGCAGGTAGTAAGAGGCAATGGGGTAGAGCTTTCAGCTGGAAAATGGCAGTACACCGTTATTCTTGTGGGGAACAATCCTGAAGAAGTAGTAGATTTTAATTTTCTACAAGCTAACAACACTGTTTCAAAGTTAGGCAATGCCCAACCAGAGCTTTCTCGTGAAGGGTACATGTCCCAACGTTCAAACGAGGAATCCCGTGTCAATTACTTACGCAAAATGCGAGTAGGCAGAGACTGGTCAGGAGATGCTGCTATGGCTAAGTTTGCTGTATGCGACACAATAGACGGCAAGTCTACCCCTGTTATGTGGATGACAGGTCTTGAGAAAGACATGCTTGAAGACCTCATGCTACAAAAGGAGATGGCGTTGTTGTTTGGCAAGGCTAATGTAGACCCAGAAACAGACAGAGTGTTTGGTTTAAATGGCTTTTCAGAAGAAACCATTATGGGGGACGGTGTTTGGGAAGCTATCCGCAAAGAGGGCATTAATGAAATGTACACTGTCTTTACAGAAGGCTTGTTACGCGACATACTCGGCTCTGTGTTACAGAGAAACCCTATGAAGGCAATAGGAGACGTGAATATTGTCATGATGACTGGCTTTGACGGTTTGGCTCAGTTTGACAGTGCGATGAGAAACATACTCAAAGAGTACACTATTACAAGCGACCACATCGTTACAAAGAAAGGCGACAACATAGAAATAGGAGCTAACTTCACAACATACAAATATATGGGAGCTAAGTTCACTGTGGTTCGCAATCCAATATTTGACGATGTTCAGCTGGTGGCAGACCGTTTGACTCCAAGTGGCAGACCAAGTAGAAGTTCAACTTTCCTTGTTCTTGACATGAGTTCTTATGACGGCGTTCCCAACATTCAATTGCTAACCAAAGAGGGCTGCAACTTGATAACAGGTTACCAACTTGGCTTTGGTGGAAAGAACGGAAAAACATCAGGTGAATATTCAACCCCTGTTCAAGGAGCAAGAATGGACATGATGACTTATGCAGGAGTGGTAGTTCACGTACCAGAAACCTGTATGATTCTTGAAAAGTCGTTTATTTAATTTTACCACCCCCAAATAAAACAATTAAAATTATGGATATAGCAATTAACCCCCCCGACACGGTTGTAGTCCCAACAGACTCCCACACAAAAGACATTTGGACGGAAGACTGTCTGATTCCAACTGGAAGCCTCACTCTTCTTTTTCTTGACTTGAGTTCTTATGACGGTGCGCCTAACGTTCAGTTGCTAACCAAATAAAACAATTAAAAACATGGATATAGTAATTAAGCCCACCGACACAAAGATAAAAGCTGTCTACACGATTGTAGTCCCAATAGACCCCCACACAAAAAACATGTGGGTAGAAGACGAGGATATGCAAAAGAACTTCATTGAGAAATACAACATTGACCACAGCACAAAACAATCGTTCCTGCCTTTTATGGTGATAAGCAAAAGCAACGAGCGACTAAGCTATTGGTTAAAAGTAGCTAAGAAGGTAGGCATACTCCGAGAAGCCAAAGACCAACACCTATCTACTCCTTTTGAAATACAGGACTTAGAGGAACAGTCTGCAAGAATTGTAGAAGCAACAGACTCTAAATACAGAGCTATTGCCGCAGTAGCAGCATTGTCTCACGGAAAGATGATAGAGCTTTCTAAGCTTCTTGGCTTTGACGGGAAGTCAGTTTCAGTAGACACTCTAAAGCGTCAGCTGTATGAGATTTGCGAAACGACTCCTTCTCGTGTGCCTGATAGAAACTACGAGGTTGTGCTAAAACTATTAGACGACAAGGACTACAACGTCAAGTTGCTTGTAGCCGAGCTTATATTTAGTGCGGTTATTACGGGCAAAGACGGCAAGTACATGTACAAAGAGACGTATCTCGGTAGTAGCAAAGAGGAATTGCTGGCGTGGGTCAAGGACAAGACAAACAAGGACGTGGTAAACTCGTTCAAAATGATGCTTAAACAAGATGTAGAGTAATGTTGATAAAGAACAGCGTTGATGTTTATAATGCCGTGTTAGTTGAATTAAACAAGGAGTACAATGCCTCATTTGAAACGTGGGACTACTTGTTTTATTTGAACAAGGCGGTGTATGAGTGGGTCAAACTAAAGTACAAGGAGTATGAAACCACACAGAAGCGAACAGACGACTTGCAGCTTATCACAAACAGAAACTACCCTGTTGAGCTTCAATTCTTAACAGGGGCGTTGCCTGCTAATTACTTGTTTCTATTAGGAGTACGAGCAGAAGTAAAAGGCAAAAAGAAATGTGAAGAGGGAGGAAACATCAAGGAGTGTTATAAAATGACTTCGGACAGAAAAGGGTACGAGGACAGCAACTATTACGGCAAGCTTAAAAACTGGTACGAGGTTTCAAAAGATAAAATAACTATGATACCTGAAAAAGATGCAACGATAGACACAATACTAATTGAGTACTTGGAAAAGCCTTTGACGCAAGGTCTGGACATTGACAATGTTTCTTCCCCTTCTAACGTTTTGATTACTTTGTTAGAGAAGGAGTACATTGCTATTGAAATAATAAAAATAACCGCCTTGATGTTTTTAGAAAGCATAGAGCAGCAAAGAACACAAGGGCATTTACAACTAAATAACCAATTCTTAACAAACTAAAAACATGTCATTTAAGATAAGAAAAACAATACTTGTAGCAAACAGCGATGCTGACGTAAAAATATTAGAAGACAACATTGTTGATGCGGCAACAACCCCTTTGTTTAACGGGTTTGCCAATATAAATGCTTCTATTCAAATACAGCCCTCTTCTACCCTTATCAAACAAGGACAAATTGTGTCCTTACGTAGGACTTTAGTAGGGTCTACCTCAACAACGATTGCTGGCGCAAATGCCCCTAACTATTCTGTAGATGCTCTTGCGACTTCGTTTGTTAATTTTAAAAACGAAACAGTTGTCCCTGTAACAAACACTGTGAGAAGAGCCGCCCCTCACATACTTGCTGCCATTTTGACAACGACAGGACTTGTGGCAGGTCTTCCTTACAAAATGCGACTGTCGTATAGGTCTCTTGACAGAAACCAAGTGGATATGCAAAGAGGCTGGAAGACAATAGGAACAAACGACATATTTAGAGCTAATATGTCAGATGCCAGTGTTTTTGCTACCAGAATTTCGTTGTTACTTAGCGCATTAGTCAAAAACAACCCAGAGTTAAAAGCAAACGTATACCCACAAGGGAGCATAGTATACGTTGAAGGGCTAACGGCAGGCGTGGAGTTTTTCCTTTCTTTATCAGATGACGGGGACAACCTATACCAGAATGTCCCAGTTACCTATTCAGAAATTTCCAAAGCGTTTATGGGGGTTAATGATGCAGACTATATTCGCACATACATACAAACAAGAGAGGGAATGTATAACTTAAACAATGGCGATACAAGATTCCTCCCTATCAACGGGGCGTACTACAACTCTTACCACATTGTATATCGTGTTGAGTCAGGCACAAACGAACATCAAATGGACACTATCAATGCAGAACAATCGCATCTTATGGAGATAGTGTTATATGTAAATCAAGCAGCAACAGCAACAACAGCCGCACTCGGGGCTATGTTTGCGTAACTATTTGGGGGTTTATTTCGTTGAATGTGGAGTACGTTGTACTCCATTTTCATTTTATACACATGACTCTTTTGCAGATAGCCTCCCTTATTCGTAACCAAATAAGCCCGTTTATTACTAATGCCAACATAGATATAAACATGTTGAAGGACGAGATAATAAACACAAGAAACAGGCTTGTTTACGAGTATGACTTAAAGAAGCAGTTGCTATCCCCAGAGCAGTTGTATGTTGAGATAAACTGCATTCCCGTAGTGTGCAAAGACATAAGTGAGTGTTGCGACATAGACAGTGATGAGAAAGTTTTAGTTGCGGAAATACCAGAGCTAATGCAGATTAGCTCTATACCAAACCTTAGGTATGTAGGAACAATAGACAGGTCTACCCCGTTCAACCTTATAAAAGGGAACGCCTACCTTTATAGGAAGTTTGCAAAGTGGACTTCCAAAATGAAAGCCGTGTGGCACAGAGAAGCTAAGAAGCAACTTGTGCTTTACAACTACAACACCTCTATCCCTCCTAAGTACATTACGGTAGAGCTTATCCCTAAAAACGAGCAGGAGATACTAAAGTACGAGTGCGCTTGTATAAACGAGGAAGATGTAGAGTTCAAATGTCCAGACTACCTTATATCAGTAATTACAGAAAAGCTATTAGCACAATACATGAGTCAATATCAAATGGGACACTTGCAAGCAAACACTCAGTCTGAAATAATAGGATTAAAACAATGAGGTTAAAACGAAAGGGCATTTCCACAAACAACTTACGGTTATACAAGTACGAACACTATAGTCCTGAAACAGGCATAAGCGTAGTAGCAATACGGTATGACTGTGAAGACCTGTTTGTTCTTTTGAAAAGCAAGGTCAAGGACTATATAAAAGAGAGTTATGTAAATGAGTGGAACAAAACAAAAAAGAAAAAGAAAGACACAGCATACACCGCCGTCTACACAAAAGTAATACAGAGGTATTTTGAATGGTTAATAGAAAAGTGCATAGAAGGACACAGCGTTGCTTTGTTCAACAACCCAAACCTGATAGCCAAAGTAACCCGTTACGTCCCTACAAGCGTTGAAAACACAAGGGTTGAGCAACTTAGAAAAGAGGCACTGTTGTTAGCAGCAAAGAAGAATATGGAAATAACCTTTGTGGAA